CCCCCTTTTCCCCCCCTCCTAAAGTCACGCCGCGCCCGTTACCAAAGCGTTACCGTGTCTGTGTTCGAATAATTAGACCGAAATCTATGCCAAATACCGTCACGATGCGTGACACATAACCGTGAGTAACCCCGATTTCAGCCGAGCATCCTGATTCTCGCCCGTTGCACGACCGGCGTGACGAGCGCCACGTACACCGCGCCGGCCGCCGCGTACACCGCGTCGACATGCCCCTCGCCCTTGCGGGTGAACCTCCACCCGTCCCCGGCCGGCATCTTCTGCGCGGCGCTGACGTGGCTGTCGAGCAGCGGGTCGGCGTTGTGCACGACCTTCCGCGCCACGGCGAGGTCGGCCAGGCCCTGGCACGCCTCGGCCACTTTCATCCCGGTGAGCTCGACGTACTGGATCCGGCTGTGCATCCGCGGATCCGGCCGGAACATGGGGGCGAACGCCGCTGCGGGCCCGGTGGGGTACCAGGCGACGGCCTGCGGCTTGATCCGCTCGAGCAGTTCGGGGAGTTCCGCCCTGGCCGCGTCGGTGGTTTTCCAGGCCCTGACGATCTCGGTGCGTGCTCTCCCGTCGTCGAGCTGCGCCGCGGCGCTCAGTGTCGCGTGCTGGCCGTCGGGGGCGACGTCAAAGCAGAGGATCACCCGCTCGCGAAGCCCCTCCATCGTCCCGGCCGGGTCGGCGCACGCCTTCCAGGCGGCGAGGTCGATCGCGCCGTCGAGCTGGTCGACCCGCTGGCAGAGGACTTCGGTGCGGAAGACGTTGGGCGGGTCGGTGGCCATGGCGGACCGTATGGCGGCTTCGCTGACGCCCTGGCCGAGCGCCGGGTTGGCCTGCTGCCATGCTTTCGGGTCGTCGAGTTCGCACCCGTCTTCGGCGGACCATTCAAACAGGCCGATGGAGGGGTCGCGGCCGGACAGCGCGGCGTCGCGGAGCTGGTTGAGGACGACGGATTCGTCGTCCCCGGCGTTGGACATGGCCCATATCTGGCTGTTGCGCCTGGCCATGGTGGTTTTGGACAGCGCTGACCAGGCGTCCCAGTTCCGCTGTTCGCGGAGCTCGTCAATGTTGAGCTCGTCGATGCTGAGCCCGCGGCCCGCAGACCGGTTGGAGGCGGCGATCTTGTACCTGCTGCCGCTGGTGAGCCTGAATTGCTCGTCTCCGTTGACGCGGCGGACCTGTTCGAGTTCTGGGCGGAGGTCGGGCGTGCCGTTGATGGTGTCGATGGCCATCTGCCACTGTTCGCGGGCGAGGCTGACGTCCTGTGCGACGCCGAGGACGAGGCGGGCGTCGTCGATGAACATGCGCCAGAGTGTGATGGTGCGCTTGAGGTGGGATTTCCCGTTCTGGCGGGCGACGAGGATGATGACGACGCGGAACCGGAAGTCGCCGCCGGGGACGGTTTCGAGGGCGTGGATGGCGGCCCACCGCTGCCAGGGTTTGAGCGGTTCGCCGGTCATTTCCGCGAAGTCGGCGCACTCGTAGCCGCGGCTGGTGTTGCGGTTGAGGGGCCGCAGCGGGGGCGTGAACAGCCTCGGCTGGGTGCGGCCGAGCAGCTTAGGCGGGTTTGCCCTTGGCCGTCTGGCGGAGGACTGCGAGCTTGCTTTCGCCACGTTCTGGCGGCCCTCCCCTCTTGCTTGCGAGGGCCGCCCGCGCGGCGGGCGTGGCGCCGAGTTCGGCGAGGCAGGCGAGGAGGAGGGGTGCGATCCACCGTGCGGCCCAGGCGCCGAGTTTGGGGTCTTCGGCGCCGGTGCATTCGTCGATCTGGTCGGCGTACAGCTTGGCCAGCGACTTGGCGGCGTTGTCGGCTTCGGTGAGGTCGAGGGCGTCGAGGGTGGAGGCGACGGCGGCGGCCATCGTCTGCCCGGCGTCGCGGATCATGAGGCGTCCATGCTGAACAGGTCTTCGCCGAGACAGGCGGGCGACAGCCAGAGCCGTTCCCGGCGGCCTGCGCGCGGATTGACGGAGTATCCCGCGCCGCCGCCCGCGCGCCCGGCTTCCTTCCGCCAGCCGAGCGCCAGGAGCCCGTCATGGTCGTCCTCGTAGCCGCACAGCACTATGCGGTAGCTGTCGGGCGCGGTGGTGCACCAGTCGCGGACGGCGGTCGCTATGCCTGCCTCGGACTCGGCGTACAGGCTGTTTCCGGTGTCGTAGGGCGGGTCGAGGAAGATGCCGGTGATGCCGTTCCCGGCGGTGGCGCGGGTTACCGAGGGGGTTAGGACGCGCCGCCAGTCGCCGCAGGTGATGCGGACGCGGGCGAGCCGCCCGGCGAGCGCTTCCATGTAGGCGATCAGCCGGCCCTGGCCCGCGTTGCCGAGGTGGGGCAGCTTGCGGTTCACGCCCTGGCCCGCGTTGCCGAGGTGGGGCAGCTTGCGGTTCACGCCCTGGCCCGCGTTGCCGAGGTGGGGCAGCTCGCGGTTCACGCCCCGGCCCGCGTTGCCGAGGTGGGGCAGCTTGCGGGTATCGCGGAGGTGGCCGTCGATGACGCGCCACGGTCCCGGCCCGAACGGGTCGCCGATGCCGCACGCCAGCACGTACAGCCACCAGCCTGCCGCCTTGGCGTCGCGGTTCTCCGGGCCGCCTTCGAGCCATGCCACGAGGTCGGGCGTGCGCCGCTCTTGCAGCCATGCCAGCCGGGCGTGATAGTCGATCTCCGTTACCGGCCCGTGCGCGTGCGCGGCGACGGCGGCCGGGTCGAGCTGTATGGCCCGCCATGCGTTCACGAGCCAGCCGTCCGCGTCGTTGATCGTCTCGACGCGGCGACCGGAAGCGTGCGGCCGGGCGAGCAGGACGGCGGCACTCCCGGCGAACGGCTCGACGTAGCCGCCAGGGTCGCCGAGCGCCGCCCAGACCGCCTCCGCCGCGCGCCGTTTCCCGCCGAACCAGGGGAACGGGGCGGCCATCTGCCCGGCGTCGCGGATCATGCGCCCCGGTACCAGATGTGGATCGTGATGGTGATGACGAACGCGATCCACATGAGGAACGAGCACCACCAGGCCACGCCGTGGCCGCTGATCTCCATGGCCCGCGTCACGTCCAGCTCGCGCCAGCAGTAATCCGACAGCGTGTTGTTCACGTTAGTGAGCAGGGCGAACAGCTCGGCGGGCGCGAACCATGCGAGCATCACGGCCAGCCCGGCAGGCCAGTACCAGTTACCCCACATATAGCCCTCCGGCATCTCTGGCGCGCGTGTCATGTCCGTCATCTATGAATCTGATGCTAGCCTGACCGGTAATCACTCCTGCTGATTACCGGGATCGGTGGTTCTGTGGCGGTCACTGCGCCGCGTGTGACTGGCGGTTCGCTGCTGGGCAAGCTGTCGACGGTGCTTCAGGCACGCTCGCAGGCCCGCACCCGCAAGCCGTCCCGCGCTGCTGCGCTCATCGCCGACCACGCGGGCACGTTCGCCGCTCTCGGCTTCGCTGACGCGGCAGCGTGGCATTCCGGCTCGCTGTGGGGCTACCTCGGGACGGCGGCGGCCATCCTGGTGGCCGAGTTCAAGGTCCGCGGCTGATGCCGTCGCTCATCGGCAAGGCGCTGGCGCTGAGGAACGCCGCACCCGTGCCGATGGGCGGCTCCGGTTTCTACAAGCTTCCCGGGCTGGCGCTGAACAGCAGCGACGGCGAAGCGTTCATGCGGACGCACGGCAACATCGGCACCGTGTGGCAGATCGTCCACCTGCTGTCGAGCAACGTGGCGAAGCCGGAGTGGCGGCTGTACCGCTCGCAGGCCACCGACGGCCGCGTCCGGTACACGACGAACGACCAGGGCTCAGACGACCGCGTGGAGGTCGTCAAGCACCAGGCGAAGACCGTCCTGCTGAAGCCGAACCCGTACTACTCCCGCTTCGGCCTGTTCGAGCTGTCGCAGATGTACATGGAGCTCACCGGCGAGTGTTTCTGGGTGATCGACCGTGACCCGCGCAGCTCGATCCCGCTGGGCTTGTGGCCGGTGCGCCCGGACCGCATGGACGAGGTGCCCGACGCGGTGAACTACCTGAAGGGCTGGATTTACACGAGCCCTGACGGCGGCGAGAAGGTGCCGCTGCGGCCCTCTGACGTGATTCAGGTCAAGTACCCGAACCCGCTCAACCCTTACCGCGGCCTGGGCCCGGTGCAGGCGGTGCTCGTCGACATCGACGCGGCGAAGTACTCAGCGGAGTGGAATCGCAACTTCTTCATCAATTCCGCCCAGCCTGGCGGCGTGCTGCAGGTCGACCACCGGCTAGGCGATGACGAGTGGAATGAGCTGACGAACCGGTGGCGGGAGTCTCACCGGGGCGTTTCCCGTGCTCACAGGGTTGCCGTGCTCGAGGCGGGCGTGACCTGGATCCCCAACGAGATCCACATGAAGGACATGGATTTCGCGAACCTCCGGAACGTCAGCCGTGACCTGATCCGCGAGGCATGGGGCATCCACAAGATCATGCTCGGCAACTCGGACGACGTGAACCGCGCCAACGCCCAGACCGGCGAAGAGGTGTTCGCCAACTGGTCCGTCGCCCCGCGGCTGGAGCGGTGGAAAGACGCCCTCAACGAGCAGTTCCTGCCGCTGTTCGGCTCCGCCGGTGATGGTGTCGAGTGGGATTTCATTTACCCCTTGCCGCAGAACCGCGAGCAGGACAACGCGGAGCTGATGGCGAAGTCGTCGGCGGCGCTGTCGCTGATCCAGGCCGGTTACGACCCGGCTGACGTGCTGGAGACGGTCGGCCTGCCCGCCATGGGGACGATCGAGACGAAGGGCCCGCTTAACCCGGCGGGGACGACCCCGGCGCTGGCCTCGCCGGACGCGGGCGAGCAGGCGGCGGAGTCCGCGGGCGGCGGGGACGACCCGCAGAACCGGCTCGGCATCCGGGCCGCGAAGGACGCCGCGGCGAAGGTGTACGAGCAGGTCGCCCCCGACTATCCCGCCTCGGCGATGGCGTGGATGCATCACGCGTCGTGGACGGGCCCGGCGAAGGTGCCGCTCGACCACATCGACCCGACGCCGAAGTGGATGCAGGGCGCGGACCCGGAGAAGGTGCAGAAGTTCGTCGAGCGGATCCAGAAGGGCAAGAAGGTCAAGCCCGTCATCGCCGTGAAGACGCCCAAGGGTCACAAGCTCCTGCTGATCGACGGCCATCACCGCTGGCTGGCCTACGCCGAGCTCGGCAAGCCGGTCCCGTCGTTCATCGGCACCGTCGACGCCGAACACGGCCCGTGGGAGACGATGCACGGCTTCCAGAAGGATTCCGCGAACGGCGGCGATGACAACCCGGATAACAGGCTGCGGCAGATGGCCGCCTGGAATGCCCTGGCAGGTGCGCGGTGAAGGCCCTTCCCATCAAGTGCCGCATCCGCGCCGAGGCGAGCACGACCCGCGTCGACGTGTACGACGACATCGGCGGCGGCGGCTTCTTCGGCGGCATCTCGGCCAGCGACTTCGCCGGGCAGATGTCGAAGGTGAAGGGCGCCCTCGAGGTCCATATCAACTCCGGCGGAGGCGATGTCTTCGACGGGATCACGATCTCCAACGCGATCCGTGCGCACAAGGGCCCGGTAACCACGATCGTGGACGGCATTGCGGCCAGCATCGCCAGCGTGATCGCGCAGGCGGGCGTCGACCGGGTGATGCAGCCCGGGTCGATGATGATGATCCACGACGCGTTCGGCGGCTGCATCGGCAACGCGGCCGAGATGGCGAAGATGGCGGCCACGCTCGACCAGGTGAGCAACAACCTCGCCGATATCTACGCGGCCCACTCCGGCCAGAGTGCCGAGCAGTGGCGGGACGCGATGCGCGCCGAGACGTGGTACACGGCCGACGAGGCGGTGGCGGCGGGCCTGGCTGATCGTGTCGGCGACGGTGACGCCGAGCTGCCCGCGTCGCTGGACCTGGCGGCGTTCTCGTCGGTGCCGGGCCGGATCGCGGCGCAGCTGCGGACGCTGCCGAAGGCGAAGGCGCCGAAGAAGCCGAAGGCCGCCAGGAAGCTGCGGGCGAAGGCGATGCCGGTGCACCATACGGCGACCGTCGACAAGCCGTGGGACGGCCCGGCGGCGGTGGCGGCGATGCCGGCCGACGACACGGTGCTGCGCTACTGCCACGCCTGGGTGTCCCCGGAGGCCGCGGCCACGCCCCATAAAGAGGGCGACGACGACGCCGATGACCAGAAGTCCAATTACAAGTTCCCGCACCACAGCACGAAGGGCGGCCCGGCGAACATGGCCGCGTGCCGCAACGGCCTCGCACGGCTCGCCTCGGCGAAGATCCCCGACGCCGACCGGGCCGGGGTCGAGGCGCACCTGCGGGCGCACCTGAAAGACGGCGGCGCCGGTGACGACGCCGGCAACCACGCGGACACCGGGTTCGCGGCAGAACTGCAGAAGGCTCTAAGGGAGGTTTTTAAGTGACGATCGCCATACCGGAGACCTCCACAGAGCTGGAGGAACTCCTCAACGACGCCTCGCGGCTGAAGGCCGTCGCGAAGGAGGGCAAGCTCGGCGAGCTCGTCTCCGCCTATGCGAGGCATCAGATGGAGGCGAAGAGCGGCGACCTGGCCGCGCAGATCCGCGAGGCCACGCAGGCGGGCATGGCAGAGTTTCTCGCGGGGAACCCGGCGCCCGGCACGGGCGCGACCGCGGCCGCGTCGATGGCGGCGGGCCTGCCGCACCAGATGAAGGCCGACGCCGCTGCGGCGTACGCGGCCAACGCGGGCCTGAACATGCGCAACGCGATCACCCGCAACAAGCTGTTTAACAAGACCGCGCTGGGTGCCCCGCTGGACGACGAGCCCTACGCGCAGAGCATCGGCACCTACCTGCGGGCAGTGTGGCACGAGGCGGAGCACCGGCTCCAGGGCGACGACCTGGTGGCGCTGCGGGACTTCAAGACGAAGATGCGCAACGCCCTGCTCGAGCGTGTGCCCTCCGAGGGCGGTTTCCTCGTGCCGGAGCGGCTGCGGTCGCAGATCCTGATGGTGGCGCTGGAGGCGGCGGTTATCCGCCCCCGGGCCCGCATCGTGCCGATGGACTCGCTGCGCGTGCCGTACCCCACGATCGACGACACGTCGCACGCCAGCAACGTCTTCGGTGGCGTGACGGCCTACTGGACGGAAGAGGCCGCGGCGCTCACCGTCTCGCAGCCGAGCTTCGGCAGGGTCGTCCTCGAGGCCAAGAAATTGACGGCCTACACGACCATCCCCAATGAATTGCTGCAGGACAGCGTGCAGGCGCTCGACCAGTGGTTCAACGACATGTTCCCCTTGGCCGTCGCGTGGTTCGAGGACCTCGCCTTCATCACCGGGACCGGGGTCGGCCAGCCGCAGGGGTTCCTGAACAGCCCGTGCGCGATCGTTGGCGCCGCCCGTGCCGGCGGCGCGGGTACCGCGGTCCAGTTCTCCGACATCGCCGGGCTTTACGCGCGGATGCTGCCGTACAGCCTCAACAGCGCGATCTGGCTCTGCTCACCCGACGTCCTGCCGGGCCTGCTCACGTTGATCACGTCGTCCAGCATCGCGCCGCCCATCTGGCTGCCGAACATGAACGCGATCGACTCGCTGCCCGGCGGCGGCACCGACGGGTTCCACTACCGGCTGATGGGCCGGCCGCTGATCGTGTCGGAGAAGATGCCGGCGCTGTCCGCGCAGGGGTGCCTGGCGTTCTTCGACCCGAATTACTACCTGCTCGGTGACCGCATGTCGATGCAGGTCAGCTCGTCCGAGCACTACCAGTTTGCCAACGACCTGACCGCGTTCAGGGTCATCGAGCGCGTCGACGGCCGCACCTGGATCCAGAGCGCGATCACACCCGAGAACGGCGGCAACACCCTGTCGCCGGTCGTCCTCCTGCACGCCTGACCGCGAAAGGAATCAACCGATATGGCCATGGAAGGACTCGGCCGGGCGATCAACGTGATCCCGATCGCGGCCGGGAAGAGCGTCAGCCTGAAAGACGCCGAGGGCGTCACGTTCGTCGTCACCGGCAACGACACGTTCACCTGCAAGAGCCAGCCGACCGCGGGCGGGTCGGCGACGAACCTGGCGACGATCACCCGGTATTACACGAACACGGCGACCGACGGGACGGCGAAGTGGGTCCTCGCGACCCAGGCCGCGGCCGCGACGGTCACCCAGTCGTCGGGCTCCACCAGCTTCTACATCGACGCCGCCGACCTGCCGAGCACCGCGAAGTACGTCGAGGTGACGGTGGCGGCGTCGGGGCTGGTGACGGCGATCGTGCATGACCTGCTGGTGCAGCGTGACGCGGCGAACGTAGCGGCGCTCAACGCGTGAACCACAAGATCACCGTCTCCGGCGGCGTGTCTCTCGGGACGCGGGACGAGCCGGAGCCGGACGAGACGGAGCCCGCGGCAGAGGCGCAGGAGCCTGCGCCCGCGCCGCGGACTCCGCCGCGGCGCGCTACGCCGCCGGAGTGATGCCGTGTGGGGTCGTGGTGGCAGCTGCTGGACATCCGCAAGCAGGCGCAGGAGGAGTTCGACTGGTGGGCGGACAATGCCCCGTTCGCCTGCCCGCGGTGCGGTGAGCCGCTGCGCAACGCCCCGCCGACCGAATCAGGCTCATCGGTGGACAAGTACTGCAATTACGACGGTTTCCAGTTCCCGCGGGACTGGATCCGGCCGCAGAAGCTGTGAGGTGCTGAGGTGAAGGCAGGCAGGCCGGGCACCGCCCTCGGTGCCCTGTACAGCGAGACCGCGCCGGGCGCGGCGCTCGACGGCGAGGTGTCCGGGTGGGCGGAGCTCGCGCAGGCGGCGCTCAGCCCGCAGGGCGAGGCCGGGCAGAAGCTGGCGAAGCTGCAGAACGCGATGCAGGAGCGCGTGCCCTCGCAGGGCGGTTTCCTCGTGCCCGAGGCGATGCGGTCGGACATGATCGCGGCGACGCTGGAGGGCGCGATCATCCGGCCGCTGGCCACGGTGATCCCGGCCTCGACGCTGCGCGTAGGCATCCCCGCGGTCGACGACACGACGCACGCCAGCAGCAACATCCTCGGCGGCGTGAACTGGGCATGGGCCGAGGAGGGCGCGGCCCTGACGGCGACTGCGCCGGCCTATAGCCGGATCGTCCTCGAGGCGAAGAAGCTGGCGGCCTACCTCGGCGGCGTCCCGAACGAGCTGGTGCTCGACGCCCCGGCATTCGAGGCGTTCTGCCGGAAGGTGATCCCGATGGGCCTGGCCTGGGCAGAAGACCAGGCGTTCATCTCGGGTAACGGGTCGGGGCAGCCGCAGGGGATCCTCAACGCGGACTGCGCGATCAGCGTGACCCGCGGCACGGGCAGCACGGTGCTTCAGGCTGACGTGGCGAACATGGTGACCCGGATGCTGCCCCAGTCGATGCAGCACTGCATCTGGCTGTGCTCGCCGGACGTGCTGAGCAAGCTGCTGACGTTCTACCTGCTGATCGGCACCATCCCGACTAGCGCCGCGACGGCGCCGTCCGCGTGGCTGACGGGCAACCCCAGCGACGGGTGGACGCTGCTGGGCCGCCCGGTGTACGTGACCGAGCATGTCCCGCCGCTGGGCACGAAGGGCGACCTGATCCTCGTCGACCCGCGGTGGTACGTGATCGCGGACCGGCAGGTGATGACGATCTCCACCTCCGCCGTAGGCCAGAAGTACAACGTGGACGAGACGGAGTTCCGCATCATCTCCCGGCTGGACGGGCGGATGTGGATCCAGGCGCCGCTGACCCCGCAGAACTCGTCGGCGACGGTCTCGCCCGTCGTGATCCTCAACTAGGAGGCCGGAATGCCATCGATCTCCAGCGCCGGGCCGAGCGGGGTGACGCTCACGCCGCCTGCCTTCCTGCGCAACGACGGCACCTACGCGGTGCCGGGCGTAGGCCGCCCGCAGGAGCCCGCCGCGGCGCAGGGGACGACGGTCCCGCGCTACCTGGCGTCGTCCTCGACGGCGGCGCTGTCGTCCGGCACGGTCTACGCCTGCGCGATCGGCCTGGACTACGGCGTCACCGTGAACAACGTCTCGCTATTCGTGGCGGGCACCGCCGAGTCGGGCGGCACGCACGCATGGGTGGGGCTGGCCGACAGCGGGATGAACGTGCTGGCGGTGAGCGCGGACAAGACGGGGGCGACGTATTTCGGGGGGACGAACACGGCGATCACGACGGCGCTGGCCGCCCCGTTCGTGACCACCTACGCCGGGCTGCATTACGTGTTCGTCATGGTGGCGATGTCGGCGGGCGCCACGCCTGTTTTCGCCGCGGCCCCGGCGCTGGTGAACTCCGCGCTCGGGAACGCGGCCCCGGTGCTGTGCGGCTCGTCGTCCACGTCGCAGACCACCCCGCCCGCCGTGGGGGCGGCGCTTACCGCGCTGACCGCCACGGCCGGGCACCTGTTCTACGCCTGGCTGACCTAGCCGCTAACTAGTTAACAACTGCATAAGCCACACTCCGGGGCTACGGCCCCTAGGACAGAAAGCGAGTCGAGGAGCTGAGGTGAAGAAGAAAGCACGCCACGGCAAGGGCCACACGGGCAAGCACAGCGGCACGCACAAGCACCATGCCCACGGGCACAAGCATCACCCGTCGCACCAGCCCGTGCACGGCCACGGCGGCGGAGGCGGCGGCCCCGTCCACGTGAAGGCGAAGCACCCGCATCACCACCGCGGCCTGGCGGTCACGCCCTCCGATCTCGCGTGCTGTGCTGCCGAGGCGCTCGCCGCATCGCTGCGGCTCGCGGGCTGGCCTGCCGGTGACGAGGACGTGGTGACGCTGTTCGGCCTCACCGCAGACACCGGCGGCGACGGGGCGACCATGCTGGCCACGCTGGAGGCCGCGGCGGAGTTCGGGCTAGCCGGGCGCAAGCCCCGGTCGTTCGGCCTGGCGCTGTCCGCCGTCCCGCCCGCCTATCCGCTGATCCTCGGCCTGTCGCTGCCTGAAGGCCGCCACTTCGTCACCGATGACGGCGCGGTGTGGTGGTCGTGGGGCGAGCCGATGTGCCCGTGCGAGTTTGACGCGGTGATCGAGGAAGCATGGGAGGTGGCCTGGTGAGCATCGCCCGCCCTTGCTACTGCAACCGGCTCGAGGTGCAGCGCGCCGTCGACTTCAAGGACGGCATGCTGTCCAACGCCCAGATCGACCGTGCCCTGCAGAGCGCCGCGGAGATGATCGAGGGCCACCTGCAGAGAGTGTTCTATCCCTACGACGCGACGAAGTATTTCGACTGGCCGAACTACCAGTACGCCTACCCGTGGCGCTTCTGGCTGGACCAGCATGACCTGCTGGTGCTCACCGCGCTGGCCTCGCCGTCCGGCACGACGATCCCGCTGTGGCAGGTCTTCCTCGAGCCCGTGAACAACGCGGGCCGCCTGCCCCCGATGCCGTACACCCAGATCGAGCTGGACCGCTCCACGGTGGCCGCATGGGGCGCGGGCCCGACACCGCAGCACTCCATCGTCGCGACCGGCACGTGGGGTTTCGGCGCGGACACCGACCCGGGCGGGGCGCTGGCGGCGTCCTGCCTGGCGGGTGACACGACCCTGACCGTGACGGACTCGTCAGTAATCGGCGTCGGCGACGTGATCATCCTCTCCTACGGCCGCGGCTCGGCGCCGTTCCCGAGCAACGCGGGCACGGCGGGGGCGATCCAGCCGTACACCGGCGAGCGGTGCATCATCACCGGCCAGTCGATGACGTCGACGACGCTCACTGTCTCCGGCTCCGGCTGCACCACCGTGAGCGCGGCGGATAACACGCTGACCGCGAGCGGCGCCCTGATCGTCGGCGAGGCGATCCAGCTGGACAGCGAGCAGATGCTGATCACCGGCACCGTGGCCGGGAGCGCCAACACCTACACCGTGCAGCGGGCATGGAACGGGTCGGTGCTCGCCTCGCACGTGACGGCGGCGACGATCTACGCACCGCGGCTGCTGACGGTGCTGCGCGGCCAGCTCGGCACCACGGCGGCGGGCTGGTCCTCGTCGACGGTGATCTCCCGGCACCGGCCGCCGAGCGTCATCCGGGACCTGGCCATCGCCGAGACGGTGAACCGGATCCTTCAGGAGACCTCCGGGTACGCCCGGGAGGTCGGCGAGGGTGACAACGCCCGCCCCGCGCCGGGCATGTCGCTGGCCGACCTGTGGGACGAGGCGGAGACCGTGCGCGGCCGCAAGAACCGGCAGAGGACGATCTGATGGCGCGGCGCAGGGGCACGACGAGCGTGGTCGTCACGTTCTCCGGCCCGCTGTTCGACGGCTACATCTACCTCGTCGTGAAGCGCATTCTCGCCGTCGCCGTGAAGACCGTCACCGACATGGCCGAAACCGAGCTGCGCGTGCAGATGCACGCCAAGTTCAAGCACCCCACCGGCTACTTCGAGTCGAAGATGCTGGAAATGCCGGTGACCAGCCTGCAGCGCATCATCGACGACCCGGTGATCTACGGGGCCTGGCTCGAGGGAACTAGCCGCCGCAACCGGTCGACGCGGTTCAAGGGCTACAAGATCTGGCGGAAGACCCGGCAGAAGATGCGCAAGCTGGCCACGCCGGTGGCGCAGGCGATCTTTGACGCCCGGATAAGCGAGATGAACTGATGGCCTTCGACCAGGCGGCCATTACCGCCCTCGTAGCGCAGGTGCAGACCCACTGCCTCAATATCGGCCAGTTCACCGGCGTCCTCACCCATGAGGCGAAGTCGAAGCCCGGCAACGCCGTGTCAGCGGAAATCTGGGGCATGACGCTGCACCCGTCGGCGCAGGTGTCGGGGCTGGCCGAGACGGCAGGTGTCGTGACGTTCCACATCCGCATCCGGACGCCGATGCTGCAGAAGCCGGAGGACGGCATCGATATCCGGCTGCTGGCGGCGACGTCGGCGCTGATCGGCGAGTACTCCGGCAACTTCACGCTCGCCGGGTCGGTGATGGCGATCGACCTGCTCGGCATGCACGGCGAGTCGCTGTCGGCCAACCTCGGCTACCTCGAGCAGGACGGCACGCTATTCCGCGTCAGCACCTTGACCTTGCCAATCGTTATCGACGGACTCTGGAATCAGGCGGCCTAGATGGCAACGAAAATCACCGGCCTAGGGGCATACTTCCTGATCGGCGGCTATGACCTCAGCCTCGACGTGTCCGCCCTGGACAACGTGCAGGGGTCGATCAAGCCGCTGGACGTGACCGGGATCAAGTCGCTGGCGCACGAGCGGCTCGGCGGCCAGCGTGAGGGCGTGATCGAGTTCACGACGTTCGCGGACATGGCGGCCGGGCAGGAGCACGCGGCGCTGTCGGGGCTGCCGACCGCGGACGTGATCGCGAGCTTCCTCGTGCCGAACGCGTCGTACGCGCAGGCGGCCGGCAACCCGATGTGCTCGGTCAACGCGAAGCAGGTCAATTACGACTGGACCCGCGCGAGCGACGGCGCGCTCACCGGCAAGATCAGCTGCCAGAGCAACGGGTTCGGGCTGGAGTGGGGCGAGGCGCTTACCGCGGGGCTGCGCACGGACTCCGGCGCGACTACCGGCGCGTTCTTCGACGACGGCGCGGGCTCTAACTTCGGCGGGCAGGCGTATTTCCAGGTCACCGCGTTCACGGGGACGTCGGTGACGATCGACATTCAGTCGGCGACCACCTCGGGCGGCGCGTACTCGACGACCGGGCTGACGAGCTCGGCGTTCACGGGGATCGGGGCGCAGCGGGTCGCGGTCAGCAACGTGACGACGATCAACGAGTTCCTGAAGGTCG